AGTGATAGAAGTTTTTCTGTTACTAATAATCTTTCCATTGGATCAGTACGCAAGAATGATGAGTCCACGTCAAAGCGCACGGCGTTTGAACGATTGGTGATGTCATCCATGCTGAGGCGATCCTGAATCGCATTGATGTAAGGAAGCAAGGTCATTGCATAAAATTGCTTGCGCTCGTCAAGAACGTTAGCGTAGGTCATGCTCTGATTGGCTTCGGCTGAAAGCATGTATGCAGGAACGTTCATCAATCTTGCAATTTCCGTACTGAGGAATTGCTGCGCAGAATCGTACATCATGTCTTTAGGTGAGAAAGCTGTAGGTTGATATTCAAGAGTGCTTGTCAAGTATGCAGTTGCACGATTCTGACGTGCTTGCTTCCATGCAGCTAATAATCCTGCAACTTCTTTAGGATCGAGATCAGCTCCTGAATTGCGAATCACTCCAGAGGGCATCGGTGTGCTGGCTGCAATAACTGCTGCCTTGCGCAAATCGATTGCTGCCTGAATTGTTTCAGATCCGCGTTCTAAAATTCCTTCATCAAATCCCTGGAAAGTAATTAAACTTCCTACACCCCATTGAGGACGAGCTACACCATCAACATAGTATTGAATAATCTTTGTGTTATATAAATCAGTCTCAAATGTAACTTTGACATTTGGTACCCACTCGAATCGACGAGGACGCTGATCTTCCTCATATACCTCAGTGACTTCCCAATATGAGACGCCATACATGATGAGGCTATCAACTGTCCAGGCAAGAGTAACTGAACGAGGCTGATTGATTGAAGGTTGATCAACCCATACAGGGTTTCCAATTTCTTCACCAGTAGACTTGCGATAAAGATTTAATGGAAGTCCTGCAATAACTCCAGCGATTAAATTGCGACCGCGAGCTACAGAAGGAACTGACATTGCCGCATTACGATTGATGCGGGGTTGGATGTAATTGTAAAGAGAACCGAGATTCTCTCCCATAATAGAAGGGGCATATTGCGCCTGAACGCTATTAGTGTTTGATGTCGTATCTTTACGCGAGAATATACCCATAGACATATACTATAGCATTTGTCAAGATATTAGACAATATGATAATGCGTGTCTAGGCAATAATAATCTCTGCCTTAGACTGAGGCTTCATCAAAGTTGAAACCACCATCGCTAGTGAAATCGGCGCGCTAACATCGCCTGCGCTGCGCCTGCGAATGATTCGCCAACCGTGATCTGATTCTTTAGCTGCGCAGTTGTTCATCTGCTCAATGAATGATTCTTGCCCTGAGTGAACGACTCGATGATTTACCAGGCTATCTAGGTAGTCCGAGCAAGCACGATAGAAATTCTGTCCTGACACGTCCTGTATTTTTACGCCTGCATTTGAAAGGCGTTCGGCAATTGTGGCAGTTGTGTACTTGTCGTGGCAGACAAGCTTAGGACGGTAGATGTCGCACCAGGCTTTGATAGAAGCTGCAATTTTGAGATCATCAACTGCGCTGTCGCTGTAATAAGTCTCAAGGATACCAATACCGATTCGACCGTCAGGAAGGATCTGACCAGCTGTGAGACTTGCATTGCGTTTCGATGGACTTACATCAAAGCCAAATACTGTATATGCGCCTGGTGACATTTGTAATTCGCTATCACTAGTCTCCTCAAGGATCCCCATAGGCCAGGGGCTGCTAAGTGCGTCAATCCACGAACAAAGCGTTTCTGTGCGAATGGATTCGACGGTACTCATCGCAATCGTCTCTGTAATAGCCTGCTCTGTAATCGTATAGTTAAGTGCAGGGTTGGCCATAGCGATCGCATCCCAGAACTCCTCAGAGTTAAGATCGATCTTGCAATACTGGGGAGCCGAATATTCCCAATAGCCTAATTCTTTCGGCGGATACTCCTGCGCACGGTTTCTCATATCGTTAAGCACTTTTGAGAAATTATCACCAGCATTTGACGTGAATAGTGACTGGCTATTCGGACGAGCTCTAGTCACTGGGGTTGCAGCGATGAAGGCCTGTTCGTCGATCTCACGGAGCTCATCAATCCAGAGGAAATCAGCGGTTCTTCCGCGACTTCCGTCTCGAGTAGCAGCTACGACGTCTAATCGACATCCACCGAACTCAGGGAGCAACTCAATCGACTCTGTGCCGTTGGCGTAGCGGATTGCCTTTACTTGACAATTCAAGAAGTCATGATTTTCGATCACCGAGGCAATCTCTCTAAACGAGGTCAAAGCCATGCCTCTATTTGAGGACATCATAAGAACATTCTTTTCACGGAATATGAATAAGCCTGCAAGTACCCTCATTCTGGCCAGATGAGTCTTGCCCGACTGACGAGCTACCAAGCACAAATTACTTTTGCGTTGGAAATTGCCTTTACTGTCAATTTTTAGCATGTCCTCTAACACATGATGCTGCCACGGCAATAAAGGCATGCCGATTTGTTCAGCAAGCTTGGCCACTTCATCAACTCTTGATTTGCCCTTAATAGGCGCATTGGATAGCCGAGGTTTCGTATGCCCCAGTCTCTTTCGTTTCTTATTCGCCATGATCCCAGTCTAACTCGGATCGGGTCGGACTGTGAACGGACTGTCGCTGACCGGGTTGGCGCGTGTCGGGGAGATAGGAGCAGGAAGGGCATAGGGGGTAGAAATAGACGCTAAAAAAAGAGGGCTTGTGCGTGAGCCCTTCGATGAGTTGCATCGACGGCATGCAGCCGCCATATTGTCTGGATCTAATGGATCTCCGCCATTAACTAAGGCGATTAAATGATCTACTGTGTCAGCTTGTCCTTGACAGTATCTGCAAGTGTAGTTATCTCTAGCTAATACCTTAAGCCTTACCTTCTTGTAAGCTGTGGTTAGTCTAGGATCATTATTCTTTAATGCCATCCGTACTTACGCCAATGATCTAAGGCCTTGCATGTATCGCCTTGATAGATCCTATGATGTTGAATGTACTTTAATCCCCATTGTATTTGTTTATATCCATCAACCTTAGATAGATAGATAGATCGTCCTTGAGGTATGCCGTAATGACTACCGTTCTTAGCATCTGGATTCCATGCTGATTCTTTACCATACAAGATAGATAGACATCTATATTCTTTTACATTATTACCTAATGCATATAGTGCATATTCTTTGTAGCTTATATATTGCACTGGTTTAGATCCACCTGCATCGGGCATTATGCATAGAGCTATCCCAATAGCTACTAGCACCCCGCAAGCTACGCCCCTAAGGGGCTTGCGGTGAGCCCTTGAGGGGCTCTGCGCCGTTAGCGTATCAGTCGATGGAAGGACATTTGTATAAGTGCTGGTCAGAGCGGCGTGTCTAAAGTTATCCACAGGCTCTCCTTACTTGTCGGTTGAGTAGAAGCCCTTGCCCTTGAAGTGTGTAGCTACTGGTGCAATGACTTTTGTCATCGGTTCATTGCAATAGGTGCATGGGATTATTGGTCTATCGTGCCATCCGTGATAGATCTCTTGACTAAGATTGCAGGATCTACAGGTGTAATCGTAGGCTGGCACGTTAAACACTTCCTTATCATCCAGGAGCCACATGCAGGACAATGGTGGATGTCTGCATCTGTTGGCTCGTTTTGTATGTGACCATATTTTAGTGCAAGTAGTGGCAAGAGATCAGCCATTCGGATAACGCAAGCGTAATCTTCTACGTCCTCGCCTTGTCCATTAAGCCTCAAGACTGCGAAACCGAGTTCCCCCGAAACGGATGTTCGCGCCTTTATCTGTTTCATGTACGCCAATGGTTGAAATGAAGCGCGGGCTTTTACTTCAACATCAAAGGGCACATTAACAACATCCTTGCCACTACCTCTCCCAACAGTTGCACCACTCCACACAGTCGATAGGTACTGTGCGACTACGCGTTCTGTTCGGAAGCCTCTGTGTTTCCTGTGCTGGTTAGCCATTAACAGCTTTACACTTGCGGCACTGCCATGCTCCAACTACAGGCTGATCGTCTTTAAACTTAATCTCTGCAACAATGTCATGAGCTTGTGTTGGCTCATTGCACAGCTGACAATTGATTGTGTCAAACAGTGGCACATCTTCGATGTTAGTCCACTCACCAGTTGTTTCGTCAAAATACTCTACATAGCCCATATTTAGCCCCTTGCCTTTTGTGGTTGCCATTTGCCCTGACTGTTTAGTTCGTACCACACAGCAGGACATTTACCTTCAAAGCCTGAATGTCCTAAAGCTGTGCATTGATATGCAGCCCAATCTTTACCTGTTTTTGTACTGTGTCCAGTTTTCCAGACCATACTTCCATGCTTGCATTGAGGTACCTCTGCTGCCTCTGGTGTGCCCATAATCTCTGCAACAGTCTCCATAGCTTTATCCAATGTGACTGGTGCATCGACTACCTTGTTGTATTGCCCAACAGGAGTAGTCCAGTAATCCTGATCATCTTGTACAACATCCTGTACCGCTGGCTTCTCAGGCTTCTTAGCGACAACCTTGCTCATTTCTTCGCGGCTTGGTCTTTTTCCTTTAGGAGCATAACCTGCATTTGCAAGTGCTCTGCCGATTGCCGAAGTCTCACAATTCTCCAATGCAGAAGTCTGATTGACCCCTCTTGTAGTAACTGTCTCCTCAGCGTACCCTGTTGCCCACGCGACGCCATCACTAGCATCTTTAAATAAATATGCTTTAACAATGTATCGAGTAGCCTCGACAACTTCCAACTCAGTAGAAATCCTAAACGACGGATAATCCTTAATAAATTTTTCAAGTCGAACCTCCACTGGCTCATATTCCGATAAATTAAACATAGAGATCATTTTCCTCTGTAGCTAGTTGCCCTGCGAGTGCGCCATAACTGCAGAGATCGACCCAGTTGTCGATGTGTTGGGCTGACTGATTAGTCCTAGCAAGTTTAACGAGCACCATGATCCCTGCGACTTGATAGTCATGTATCGGTGTTTGTAAATATGCTGAGATGAGCATTGCTGTGTGTTGCAGGTTATCCGAAGGATGACCGTATGATAAGCCACGCTCACTGATCGTGTCGGTTGCTGTGAGTAAGATTTCATTTGCCTTCATTCTTTCCAGAATTCCTGTCTGCTCACGGATCGACCCCTGTGCCAACCCTCTCGGATACCGCGTTCTTTACCTAGCCTATACGCATCAATTGCAACAAGGGTCATGCTAA